TTCTTGCCCACATACTTGGCAGGATTTAACAGTTGGTAAAATCCATTGGCATACTTGCTCATACCAATATTGAACGTTTGATATATTTGTTGACCACTGGTTGGTTGTTGATGCCAAGGTAACTTGTGCCAACTCTGTTCAAATTCAAGAACATGGTCAAGTAGGCATTTAGTTGGTCGGTAGGCAATGCTTTGAACTCTGATAGAATCTTCATTGGGTCCATGCCTTGAATTTTTGCGGTGTATACAACTGCACTGGCCAGTGCGGCGGCGGCCTGCTTGTTTCCGTTTGTATAACTTTCAAAGTAAGCCACAATGGCTCCGTTGGCATTTGAACTTATTGTTCCAAAGTCTGTAAAATAGTTATTGAAATATTTTGCAGGATTGTTTACATTTACCTGACCTAGGTTTTGTGAATTGCTCATATACTATTCCTTAGAAGTCCCATGCATCTGATGCATCACTGACATTCATAGGCGACCCAAAGTCTAATGTATCCTCTAGATCGCCTGTTTGCTGTCCAAGTTGATCCTGTGGACTTGCGTCAGACCATGAGCCACTTGCGGCATCTTGATATCCTGTTAACTTGCCATCCACATCGTATGCACTAAGAATATTGCCAGCACCATCTGTCACATAGCTTGTGCCGTCGGCCATGGTATTAGTTACTTCACCTGTCAATGGATCAGTTTGACTTGTACTACCGTCGGGATTATATGTAATAGGTGCAGATGGCGTATCGCCGAAGTCGTATGCTCCATCGGCGACCGATTCACCGTTGCTGGTCAGCCCCCGTGTGGCCAACACTCCGCCTAAATTGGGCAAACCGCCAATGGCCCGTTTACCAAAGTCGCTGATGTTGGTCAGCCCGGTTGATGCTAGATTGATTAATCCTGTTGCACCAGTGGGGGTCATTGGGCCACCTTTTTGCCCGCCGAGCAGGCCAGACAACCCCAGGCCGGCTGCCGCAGTCATTAATCCACCGGCGCCTTGTCCAACCAATCCTGACAATGTGGGAATGTTTAATCTGTTCAGTGGGTTTGTCCTTGCAGTATTCCTAGTCCCAAGCCAGTCAACTCTGCTCCTGCAGCCGACCCAATGTTCTTGCCTTTAAAGTTATTAAACCCTTTGAGTCCTTGTACTGCGGCACCCACTAAATCACCTTTGGCCAATGCATTAGATACTCCGTCCACTTGATCTATTAGGCCACCGGGACCAAAAACACTGTTATTTCCGCCACCGGCAGCGGTTAACGGACTAGCTTCTCTGTCATAGTGCAATGTGGCAAAGGTGGTGTTTGCATCTGGTGTTACATAACCGTAGTTGTAAAGCACAGTCTCGTATGCCACTGTCATAGTATTGGTCATTGTGTCATTTTGTCCATTGGTATGTGTACCATGTGCAAAGCTGGTAATAAGTGGATTGACCAATACATATTCTGTAAAACGTTTTTGATGTAAACTATAAATTCGTATGGCCTGAATCAATCTTTCTGATCCATTGAATGCATATCTATTGGGGCTATATCCCCATTCCAGTGTTGATCGTTTGGCATATTTTGTTTGTTGCGAATAGCTGTCTGGAGAATAGTCACTGTCGCGATAGTATTGGCTATAGTAGTCGTACCAAAAATCTCTGATAACACCATCGCTGTCATCATGGAATGTTATTTGTACGGGATCATATTTGATTTTGTTTTGAACAATGTTTACACGGTTATAGGCATTGTATGTTTTGTTCTCAACTGAAAACTTGGGCAAGGATACACTTTTGACCAACATGCCCATCTCAAGAATTTCCTGTGTGGGCATGGCAGTGATTTGAGGATTTATATCAAATGCCACATGGAATAAAAAAGTGTACTTGGGACTCAGACGATAATTGTCGTCGACAAAGATTTTAGAGGCATGCTTCCAATCTTTAAGATTGGTTGTATTGCCAAGTCCGCGGACAAATTCGTTTAATAAGCTACTCAAGGTATATTCCTAGTAATATACTTGTATTTAGCCAATAAAAAACCTGGCCGAAGCCAGGTTTGTTTTGACAGAGTCAACTATTACTGTGCGCCGCCTAGTGCGTTTTGGCCAACTGCACGACCAATTGCAAAACCAACGCCAGTGTCTGAACCTTCTGGTGCTTGCAATGCGTTATCGTAACGAATTGTTAAAGCAATTTGAACTGGGTCATTTGTACTGTAGTTCATGTCACCGTAATCAACTTGACTGATCAAGCAACCATACATGTACCATGTTTCTAATACGTTAGGTGTTAAATTACCGTTGGCACCATCAAGCATTTCGTACTTTAATGCAAACTTGTAATCAATACCTGATGCGGCACTGGCTTGTTCCAAGAAGTCAAATTGCTTCTGAACTTGTTGACCAACTAGTTTGGCCACATGACCCTGTGCATCATCACGTAGGTTGATTGTTGTTTCTGTCCACTCTGGTTTACCTTGTAGGTAAATTTTGCTGTTGTAGATGTCCAATGTGATTGGGTTAAAGTTAACACTGGGACGCTTGATGTCAACCACTTGCGTGGTTAATTCAGTTGGGTTCGCTCCTGCGCCAAAATTTACAAATTGTACACGAAAGCGATACTTCAACTTTGGCATCAATAGGCCCTGTGAGCTGTTAGACCCACTTGTTGGAACACCAAATTTGTTTATATCAAAAGCCATTTAAATTCTCCTGTTATGTTTATTTACCTATTATTTGCCCAAAGTTTTGATGCCACCTGGGTTCAACAAACGAATTGGAATATAGATAAACTCAACTGATTTTGTTGGCTCAATAGCAATGTCAACGTATAGTTCGTTACGAGCAATACGATCTGATGTGTTGTTGCTGGTGTCGCAAACAACCAAGTAATCGTAAATACCACGTTTACTAATCAAGTCACCTAGCGCACTAGAAATAACTGATTTGATACCATCGCGTGTGATTTTGTCATTTGGTTCAAACAAGAAGCCATTACCAACGCTGGCCAAGATTGTACGGATGTAGTTGACCAAACGTGCAACATTGACACGATCCATTGCGCTTGCGGTTGGGTTACGTGTTTTCTGACCCCAAACAACTAGACCAATACCAGTCAAGATTGTGATTGGGTTGATACGGTTTGTATACAATGTATCACGTAGGCCTTGGTTAATAGCGTTACGCTTGAACTCGCCTGTTGTGGCATCCAAGTAACCAATGTCTGTTGCATTGTCTACTAGACCGCGACGTGTACCAGCTGGTGCAAACCAAGGAAAGCTGACATTGTCATTGTGCATGAATGTGCGTAATGCCACGTGGCTTGGTGGAACCATGATTGTGTTACCGCCAAGGTCATTAGTGATAGCACTTGGGTAATAAATGCCTAGGTATGGGTCGCTGGTTGCAAGGCCGTCACCGTTGGTATTGTTACTCCAGTTTGCAATAGCAACTGCGTTTGGAGCCAATGTCATTGGTGTGTCACCAATGATAAATGCTGTGTTGGCACGCTCATTGTTTAGAGCAACCATGTTGGCAATTACCTCAGGATATCCTGGGCAAACAACCAGATTAAACTGGAACTGATCTTCACGGATCTGAGTGTTTGTGTCGATTGCACTACGTAATGCTTCAACAATCATTTGACGTTGTGCTTTGTGTCCCGAGTAAGGAGAACCGTCGTCTTTTAGTCCGCTTGCAGTTACCCACGAACCAGCTTGTAACACTGACCAGCTGGCATTGCTTGTTGGTGGGTTGCCGCCAGAGTTAACAGAAGCTGTTGACACATAAATGTCTGCACCGTAGAATACTTTTGATCCTTTAGGATAGCTTGTTGCTGAACTCCATGTGTTTACTGCAAATGCATCAGCATTGAAGTAGTCCATCACATAACGTTTTACGTTGAAACCGCTACGACGTGTGTTGAACAACAATGTACCACGTGGATATAAACGTGCATCCGGTGTATCTAAGTCCAAGTAATCGCTGGTCAACAAGCTGACTGTGCTCGGCACATCGTCAATTACTGGATCACTTGTACCTGTTGTGCTCCAACGTGCATCGCCAAACACAATACCATTTTGTGAGATTTGGTCTGTGTTGTCAATAGCAATCCATGCGCTACCATTGTAACGGCTCAGCATTGGATAATTTTGTAATGCGGCTGAACTGCTGTCTAACCATAGATCGCCTTTGACTAGAGGACTGTTGTCGCTTTGTGCAGTAGGCTTGCTGGCGCTAACAATAACACCCATTGGGTCTGTTGAGCTTAGGTTATAACCACGAACATCGCTGGTTACATTTTGGTAACCTTTCCATGCGGTACCGTTGTTGATCATGACATCCACTTCGGCTTCGTCGCTATAATACCATAGTGTGCCATCTGCAGGATCTGCATGAGGAATTGTCAGGCTATATGTATAAGGGTTACCATCTGGATTTTTCAGTGTATTATTTAATGTTATACGAACTCCGCCAGTGGATACAGCTTGTACATCAGTATCTCCAACAACAAAACCAGCTATTGATGGAACATCAGGCTGACCATTAATTGGAATCAAGTTGATATAACCACCTGTCAAGTGCTGTAGCGTAATAGCACCAGAAGATTCAACTTGAGCATTAACATTGCGAATGCCAGCGGCTAGTACTGCGCTAACAAATGCTGTGGCAGTTGTTCCGGCCAGTGTAATAGTGGCTGAAGTAGATGCGCTTGTGCCTGGTTGTGTTGCTTCAAGAGTAAACGAGCTACCATTTGTGAATGTTGGGCTGGTTGCATTACCTGTTGTAGTTGTGATACCGGTAGTATGACGAAAGTAAGGACGATATCCACTCACGCTTGGCCCGGTACCAGCACCGTATGGACCGGCTTTAACCCCTACTGTGCCTTGCCCAATGTTCAGACCGCCGCCCGACGGATCTAGTCCATTCAATGCCAGTGCTTCTGAATTATAAAAATTAACTGCTTCTGTGGTCCAAGTATTGGTTGCGGCATTGTAGATTTTTACTACAAAGTTGGCACCGTTGCCTGTAGCACCTGTTTTGAACCAAACACTACCATTGCTTCTTGCAGTTGAGTCTGCGGTTGTCCATGACGGAACCGATGCAAAAGAACTAAACTGTGTGGTTGGGCTGTTGAAAGAACCAACAGCCAATCCAACTGCGGCCAACAATGTGTCACTGTTTGCGTCTAATACAACTCGACCAGTGATGCTGTTAAATGTGGATTGGTATGTGCTGTAAATTGCAAGTTTAGCGGCAGCTCCAGTACCAACTACACCAGCTGTAACACCAGTAATAGAAGCCGAATTAATTGCTGTTGCCAATGCGCTGATTGTTGTACCAGTTAATGTTACTTCAGTGCCATTGATCTTTAGCTTGCTACCGTTGGTCAATGTTGGGTTACCAATTGTGCCAGTCACTGTAGGCCATGCCTGTTGCCATCCTTTAGAAGCAACCATTACCCATGTGTTGTCGCTACGCTTGTAGAACACACGATTGTTAGTTGTGGTAGCAACTACTGCATAACTACCAACTTGACCAATACTGGTCAATGGTGTTGGCTCTTGTGTGTACAAGTCGTGATCGACTAGAGTTGTGTTTAGTGTGGATGTAATTACCAAAGGTACTTTGTTTGTGAATGTCTGTGTGTCTGACGACCACTCAAAAATACCCCATGTGGTATCGGCCAAATCTAACCAATATGTACCATCAGCTACCAATCCTGTTGGACGAACTGCTGTGGCTGTCAGTTGATCTAGGTCAATGTCGGCACGAACAGCATACAGCTGATTTGCTAGACCCAATGCGCTGTAAGCAGTCATCAAGCCATATTCGTTCTGTTCATCGCCGTGTAACGGTGTTCCTGCCGCGCTGGTCTTAAATACAGGATAACCAAGAGCTGTTGCAAGCTCGCGTTGGCTACCAAAAATCTGTAGTGAGTTAGCATTGGCTTTTGATGTACCTGTTGCTGCCGAACCATTGATTGTTTTGTTCTGGGCTGTAGCTAAAAATACAAGAGGTACTGTACCAACTGCGGTTGATACATATTGACTTTCGTCGGTTACTGTGAGTTGTAAACCTGGAGATACAAGTGCCATAGTATTGTTTCCTTTTAAAATACTGTTATGAATATTTATTATATACAGTAGTTTTTTCGTCGTTTGCCTGCCCTTTGCAAAGGTTTGCACGGTAAATAATACACAATGCTACGAAATTTATGTCCCACTTGCAATCAACGCCCGGTTGCAATAAACTATATCCGCGAAGGCGTCACACATTATCGCCGCATGTGTGATGTTTGTGCTAGATTAGGGAAAAAAATCAAACCAAAACCACCAGCATGGTTTGTGAGTGGATATAGAAAAAAACCACAATGTGAGCGTTGTAGTTTCAAATTCAAACACCCCGAACAATCAGGTGTGTTTTACACTGACGGTAATCTCAAAAACAACAACTGGATCAATCTTAAGACTATATGTCTAAATTGTCAACAAGAGGTTTATAAATCCCGCTTGCCGTGGAAACAGGGTCCACTTGTACCAGATTTTTAACTTGGTCAAATAGGTCTTGGATGGTTTGATTGTTGTCAATCACAGCATCAAACTCAGTGCCAACCCAGGCTGTTTCGCTAGCATGAATCTTGAGCTTGATCAATTCTAGGTTGGCTGCATCTGACCCGTTGTTGCAGTCGATTGCTAGGTTGTACCATTCGGGTTCTGGACCTCTAACAACTCGTATAACAATTCCGCCTGCATCTTTGATTGATTTGATCTCGTTGGGGAAGCGGCAATCACTGATAACAATATCATCTGTGCTGTTACGAAGTTTGTTTTCTAAGCTGGCAATCCAAATACCATCATGAAAGTTCTTTCGGCACACTTCGGTACCCCAGTATTGTAGTATCCATCGTGGTGTTAGATTGGGCATGTTCAGGCGTTCGGCCCACCAAGGATCCACTTGCTCTCGCCACTCGCGG